AACACCCACCCCGTCGATATGCTTGGACTCATGCTTGATCTTTGCCTCTTGGAGTTTCTTGCGGGTATTAATCTCCGCTTGAACTGCCTGCATTCTCCAGCCAGTTTTCAACTCCTTGACAACGTCCGATGCTAAATCGGGATCGTCGTTAAACAAGGACTCAGCAACGTCCTTTTCAAACATTACTATTAGTCGTCAGTAAACGAAATGGACCCGCTCGAAAGAGGGTTCTTATGCGCTAGTCCTGCGATTGTCGTAATAATACGACCTTCACCCGCCCCGTTGTTGGTCATCGGTTTGACGTTGGTGGTCATGTTGAATTTCAACTCCAACATGTCCATTGGGAGAATCATACCATACCCACCAGAGTTGTCCTGATCAGTTGATATAGTAGCGGCCCCCTCGGTGCCGGTCTCGTCTACCTTATCGCTCTTTTCAAGGAAGTTGGAAACGTGCAAACGCAACGTGCCAAAATCTCCGGTGAAAATATCGATAGCCGAAACGAACGAACGGTCTGCCTGCTCCTTGTTCAAGGTGCGAACACGGGTTGCCGCTAGACCGTTTACGTCAGGGGTTGCAAGTTGCGAAATCGCAGTTTCAGCAAAACCTGTGAAGGCTCGCTTGACCTGTGAATCACAAATTAGATCGTAATCACGAACAACGCCCGTTTCGTTATATATAGCCTCAAGAACATCTTGCACCTTGTCGGCAGTAAATGCCGCTTTGGTTGTGCTGGACGTTGCCCCTGCCGTTGCCTGAAAGGCAGCAGGCACAACACATGGACAGTTTGCGTTTGAGCCAACCGATACCCCACTTGCGTTAGTGACAACACGGGTTTGCCCTGTTGGGGATAACCAACTTTGCAAGCCTTTAGTAAGGAAAGCAGCATCCAAAGCCCCATCTTGAGCGTCACACTTTGACGACAAAGAGGTTTCGATGTCACGCTTTTGCGTAAGGATCAAGCGGCTCACCATGTGTGCCAACTCACTACGAACACCAGCAGAGTTCGCCACGTTCTCAGACAATAGCGAAACACGACCGTTCCTGCGAAAAATCTGAACATTGTTTTTCAGAACTTTTCGACTAGTCGTAGTGCTGGTTAAATCAGCGTTATTGTTGGCCCCGCCCGTAACAAGCGTTGTCGATACATCGGTGCCATCAATTACCCCAATGTTCGCTGCCGCAACATGTGCGTCTGCTTGCCAATGAAAGGTCGTTGCTCCTGCCGCTCGTCCCTTTGGAATTTGGGATGTCACGGGTGTACTTTTTGCGTCCACGACTGCCAGCAAATCGCTGAGGTCTTCATGGACTGCGGGACCCGCACCGGGGTTGTTCCCGCTAAAACTTGATTCTACTACACCTGCCATAATATTTTAATTCTCCTGTTTACGGACTATTATATATAGTCCATCATTAAGTCTGCTAAATCGGATTCTTGTCCAGATTTGAGAAAGCGATTCTTACTTGCGGTAACCTTTGCGGCAGTCGGTGTAGTGGTTGTCCGGTCAGCACTAGGTGCCGCCGGTTGCTTTGGTGCTTTGGGTTTTGCCTTGGCCTTGATCTTGGATTCAGGTTTAGACGTTTCGTTGGATATCCTTAACGCCCTTCCTATTAACATATCTCCTAAAAGGATTTTGTAATCCGGTAACGCTTTGACCTGCGGAAACGCCTTTAAAGCCTGTTTGAACAACTTGTTTTCGTTGCTCCCCCGATCTTCGATCCAAGGGTATGCCTTTACCGCTTCCGGTTCCCAGTAAGCCGAAGCCTCTACGAACTTTTCACGTTCAGGCAAATATGTGTCCAATGCCTCCTCTGCATTCTCAAGTATGTCCTCAATTTGAGTTGAGTCATACTCCACTTCGCCATTCTTGCCGTTGATAACCGCACCGTCCCGATTCTTTCGGCACCATCGTCGCAAGTCTTTCGCCTTTTGCCTCTCGGCATCGATCTGCTCCTGAGAAGTCAGGTGTTCAAAAGGGCTATCGGAGTTGGTCCGTGAAACCGGTGTGCTTGCGTTGTCAGTTACCTGAGTCCGCAAGTCCTTGATCTCGCCCCTTAAATCCTTGACCTCGTCTTCGGCATCTCGCCTCTGGCGTGTCAACTTGTCGATGCGCTTCTGGAACCAAGCCGGTTCTTCGCTTTCATCGTCATCTGTCAAAGAACTCTTTTCGGCTTCAGGTTCATCTGCACTCGCAGAGTCTTCAGCCGAATCTTCTTCCTCATCCGGTTTAGCTTCACTTTCGGTGGGTTGCTCCGGTTCCGGTGGTTCCGGTTGGCTATCGCTCATTTGCTTTTCCAGCAACGATGCCAATCCACTCTCGTCCAAAGCCTGACTTAACTCGTCATTCTTGAACTCACGGTTTTCGGTATTCTCAGAAGAGGGTCCGTTAACCTCTTCGCTTGTTTCTATAGCCATGCGATTAAAGCCTGCAAGTCGGCAACATTGTCCTTTGAAGGGAGACAAAGAAAAACCCCGTCAAGGTTTTGACGAGGTGAACACCATAGTGTCGATACTATGATTTTGTTTAGGGGGTCAGATGCCCGATTATATATGATCAGACTAGTATATAGTTTGAATATAAAAGTAAGTCAGTAATCGATTCGATTACTGCCCGATACTTCTTTAGGGTTTCTTCCCCTTGCTAAAGTCTCTCCGCAACCCTTTGCTGTTTGCCCATTGTTTTTGAAGGGCTAGGTACAAGGCTTCCCCCCTGCTGGGGGGTTGTTTTGCCTCTTCCTTTTTGGTCTTCTTTTTCATTGCCTCGTCGCCTGATCCTTCAGCCACTTGATGTGATCTCTGTAGTCTGTCAAACCAGCCAACCTTCCAGCCGAGTGGATTCGCCCCTCACCGATGTTATCACGATCTTGTACTGCAAGGACCTCTCCCTCCACAAAAGCCTCTAGGTGCATCATTATGGCTTCGTAAAGGGCATTCTTGCCCTTGAAGTTAAACGTGTTTATGTCGTCTGGTGTCATGTTACGGGTTGTACCCCAATTTTACCGATGGTCTTGTTTTGTTCCTGAGTCACACTCATTTCCAAGTTCTTTATGTAGTTCTGGATCAACTGCCCAAATAACTCATCCTTCTCCGCTGCCTCTTTCACTTTCGGGTTCTTTTCTCCCAACTCCTGTGCGTATTGCAACTTGGTTCCCGCAGTCGGATCGTTCTCGGTGTAGTTAGGCTCAAAGCCCAACATCATCCCGCCCATCTCAGACTTGACCTCGTTGTACATTTTCTGGCTTGCGCTACTTTGGTCGGTCAAGATGTCGTCGGCAAAGTCCGGTGAAATGGATCGCACCAATTTCTCAATCAACTTGTTCCGCTCGATTGAGCCACCCACATCCAATGGCACCAGTTGCTGTGCAATGATCTCCATCTTCTTCAGCACATAGTCCTGATCCAAGTCGGACACATCGAACTTCAACACAAAGTCGGGCATCTCCTTATCCCTGTTAATCGGCACCTGTGCCCCGGTGATCTTCATCAGGTCCTCGTCGTCCAGATACTGCAACGTCAACTGGAACATCATCTGGTAAATCTCGGTCCACACCGTCAACCAGTTGTTCATCATCGATTGCTGCGTCATCATCGTCACCTGCGGCGATACATCAGGGTGGGGGAGTCCGAAATACTTCGCAACGGAACGCTCGATAAACGCAATGGTTTCAAACGCAGTCGTCGCCACCCCTGCCGGTGGTTTCATAAACGAATAATCACCGGACTTGGTCACCGGCAACATCACCGCAGGCCCCACCTTGTTTATCAGGCCAAGCCTCTTGTTCACCTCAATGGCAGGCAGCGTCTCAAACGAGGTCCTGTCCATGATCGAGTCGATCTGGTTTTTCAGGAAAGTCTGGTAGCTCCCGATCACCTCGGTGATGGGGCGACTCTCAACAACCCTACGCTTGATCACCTCACGCTTGAACTCAACAAACGGGTAGCGGCAATGGTTGTAGTCAAGCATCTCATGCTTTGCGAACAACGCCTTGCCAAGCGAATCCCGCTGAATCATCGGCGCAAACACCGTGGTGTATATAGCAGGCACACCCTGATCGCTCAGTTGCTTGGTATATGCCCACACAACCTCCACCAAGTTGTCACGTCTATCAATTGCGTCAGCACTCAAGGCCGAAACCGATGTTGTGATGTCAGAGAAGTCACTTGAACGTCCGGTGGTCTTGATAGCCTCCTCCACCCAATCCTCATTCCAATCATCATCGTTGATCATGCTGCGTAACTCGATCTCGGACATATACTGCTTCCTGAATATAACCCGTGCTTTTTGCAGGGTTGTGGTTTCCGGTGGAAAGCTGATCTCGTCATAGGGGCGGCAAGCCACGAGCAAAGGCTTGTTGGCCACAATATAATCAATGGGGATTGAACTCTCTCCGGTTTCCCTTAACTCCCTGACAATCTTCTTTGCCGGTCGCCGCTTGAGGTCGTCCACCTGAGATATCAACATGTCCACAACCACCGACTCCTGTGCTGGATCAAGGATCAGTTTAGGGAAGTCCGCAAACGCTGGGTCCTGCTGCGACATCTCCACGATCTGCTCCAGCGTGATCTTCATCGGCATCAACTGGTTTTGTTGCTCCCAGCCAACAAACATCGCAGACCACCCGTACTGCATGGAATACTGTGCCATCAGTTCAGCCTCACGCCTCAACTCATGGTATAGCTTGGTGCCAATCAACCACCGCATCAACGTGTTCATGCTCGCCGCCGCCTCGGTGTCGCTAGACTCCGTTGCCCCCACCTTTAACTGAGACTTCTGGAACCCGTTCATCATGGTCGCCACAAGCTGATTAATGGTTTCGTCAGCAAGCCTGATCCGGTTGTCCGCAGCACCCTCAAACGGGAATGGCTGCGTACCTTCGGTCATCGCACTTGCGTGTTTTTTGAAGTCGCCAGTCTGACTGTTCCACCGTGCATACCGCACATCGTCCGCAGACTGTATTCGTTCCAGAGCATGACCATCGGTCAAACTTCTCCTATACTCAAAAGTCAATGTCTCCACATCAACCTTGCCGTCCTTATGCTGGACCAACTGGTCCTCCGATTCGTTCCTGTTCATATTATGAAAGTCCTGTGTGTTTTAATAGGTGGTCCCTAAATATCTTATAGCGGGGGGAACCCTTATCCCCACCTTGAAGCGTGTAGGTCTTCAACACACCATTACGCCTCAACTTCGTTAAATATTCTTTTGACAGTCCGGTCAGTTCCGCTGCCTCGGACAAGCTCAACAAAGGAGGGTGATTATTTACCTGCATTGCTCAACTTTTCGTTTGCTGCCTTCAAGTCCTGTGACATGACTACAAGTTTCTCAATAATCACGCTCTGCTGGCTCGTCAGGTCCAACATCCAGTTGAACACTTCCTTCTGGAAGAAATGTTCCTGACTGTAGTCGCTTGTTTTCTCCAAACTCCGCAAAACCTCTCTCTCTGTGTCGTCTTCTTTTGTCATTAGTAACTTCCTCCCCCTGCCGCAGCCCATGTCTGGTTGGTAACGTGCATCGGACTTGCTGTCATAATATATCGCAGGCAATCGATGGGGTCCTTAAAGGCATTCCTCTCCCCACCGGCACCACTCGCCTCGGTCATGCAGGCAATCGTGTTTTTACACTCGCCTGAGATAAACAACTTCGGCTGGTTGACGCTACTCAGCTTGTCATCAATATTATAATCCAGCACATCGTTCACAACACCTATGCCCTGCTCGATGTGTAACCCCGGTGCTGGCGTGAAATACATCTCAGGTTCATCATATGCCATCCTCTCAATCAAAGTCACACCATCGTCGGTCATTGCCTTGCTGCCACCGGCACGGGGATCGATATATCTCTCCTCGATCTTCTCATCCCCCTCAAGCTCCCTGATCAACTCCTTATACATCGTATGACCGGTGCCCACCGGTTTTTGTGCAGGCCCGATCTTCCCGCTCATATCATCACCACCGACTGCCCACTCCCCATAAGCAGGCATGTCTGGGTATTCACGGTATATGAAAAACCGTTCCTCACCGTCCACAAGGCACACCCTTAACCAGAGGATATACCACGACCGTGCGCCATGAGGGTCGGCAACCATGTAATTTGTCCCATCCGTTGGTATATCTGCATGGTTTATCACATGGTCCTTCCCAAACTTCGGGAACCATGTGTTGCTTGTCCGGTCGCACCACCCATATGCCCTAATCTTGATCTGCGTGGAACTCTCACCCGTCAAGACCCTCTCCATTTGGTCATACGGATTGTAAGGATTCATGCTGGTGTGGAAAAACACCACAGCACAACTTGGGTCCATACACTCCATCTGGTACGGCATCGTTCCCACAGGACATCCCGTCACGTTAACCGTGTCAGGGAGCAGGGGAGACTCAACGGTCGTTAACGGCTTCGCCCCTGCCATGAACTTGTTCACGACAGGGGTCCAGCCGGTGATAGGGGTAGCCGCAATAATTAGCTTCCCCCTCCGTGTGACCAAGCGGTAGACCGCAGTCTCCACTAAACTCGCTGGCACCAATTCATCACAATAGATCAGGTCCGCTTCCATCCCCTCCAGAATGTCACTTCTCTGCTCGTAATAGTGGAAGAAACATTGACTCCCGTTGGGCAGCACAAAGCTGGAGTTGGTGAACCCGTTTTTTTGCGTGTAACTGACATTGCCAACCTTGCCCATCTTCTTCCTGCCCTTGAACTCGTTGGGCAGATACTTGTAAACCGCAGGCTGAAGATCACGCACACTACTCTGGTTGGTCATGCTAAACGCAACGACCTTGGCCTTGGCCTTGGTCACCATAATGTTAACCAGTTTGCGACAACTATAACTCGTCTTTCCGCTCCGGTTGCCACCACTTATCAACAGGTGGTCATAAGTCTTTAACAAGTCGTCCGCATCCTTCCAATGGTCCGGTATGTAGCCTGAATAATAAGCATCTTCCTCCTCCTGCCTGATGATCTCCTCACGGGCAGGCTTCAAGACCTTCTCAATGAGGTGTGTACCCTGCTCCTCACCATACTGCTCCTTAATCGAAGCAATGGTGGCGGTGTCTAGGTCTTGTAAGACGGGGTGGTTCAATTCTTCAACTCAACTAGGGTGAACCCCTCTAGGGGTACATCGAAAAACTCCTCGGTGCCATCGGGCACATACTTGTTGGCAACCTTCTCTATGGGGCAACAAGCGATATCCTCACTCGGTATCGTCAGGGCATGACTGCACTCGTAATTCAAAACCCAATATGTGAATGGCTTGTCCATCAACCTCTTCTTCCTGTGGGGGATATGGATGGTTGCGTAGGGAAATTTCGCTCCGGTCCAACCGGATCGAATTTCCACCTCATGCCTGTTCAACCGCAACTCCTTGACATCATGTTTGGTGTCCTCGGCGGCGTTTATCCACGAACCCTCCTTCTGCAAGTGCGCCACTACGGCACCCTTTCCCTTCGCATCGTTTGCCCGATATAAAGACGGGTCGAAAGCCTTTTTTGTCATATATTATCTCCACTTGTCTTCAGCCAATAGGCTCAATATTAATCCGTAGTTGGCAATGTCCATACAGTTGTCCGCAATGGACTCATTGTTTGGGGCATCCTTGTTATCCAACAAATTCGCTATCCTATGCACCTTGTCCTTGATCCTCGTCAGCACACCAAACATGTCCTGATTCTTACTTCCCCATGAAGCTATATTCTTGCTGCCATAGTCCGCTTGCTTCTCGTCAAACACCTTAATGTTCTTCAGGAACTGCGCCAACGCACTCCTAGCCATCTCGGTCCTCAAATCTAACGCCTCTGCTATTTCTTTCTCCGTCATAGGTGCCACTCCACTTGTCATAAATATCCCCCCAACTCCGCAATCACGGGCAGGGGGTTAACGATGGTTGTTGCCCAGCTATCCCTAAACACCATAAAGCAAATCCAGCCTTTCTACTGGACAGGTTGGTTTAAGTATTACTGCCATCGCTAAAATTCTTACCAAAAGAGAAACTTCCTCTTCGGCTTGCAGTCTTCGGGGTTAATGTTGGCCCGTAGTTGTGCGTCCTCCATCTGGTGCTTCGTGAACATAAACGGCACCCACTCCTCTCCCGTGTCCAACCAAGCCTGAAAGTAGACACTATTGGCCCCACTTTTCCTTTTGCGGTTCTGCACCGGATATAACCTGCCCTTTTTAGCCTTCATTATAAATCAGTCGTCAAACACCAACTTCCATCCCTCACCCTCGTCGTCATCATCCTCATCATCATACCCCAAAGCCTCCCAAGCCAACCCAGCCAGTAACAACTGCAACACACCCACCATGCTGACAAAGGTCATGTCAAACTCCTCCCTGAATCGGTTCACGACATTGTCAACCGCAAGGTGAAACTCCTCCTGCTTTTCTTCCTCAGTCACAACCTCCCTCGGTACCTCGGATGCCGTGTGGCATAAAAACCCGACCCATCCCACTTCACAGGAAACAAAAAGCCCTTGGAGTACAGCTTGTTGTCCTTCACCTTCACCAAGTAACCCAACCCCGTAATCTTCGTGTTCACCAACCTCTGGTTCCTCGGTATCTTGCCAGCAACCTCCGCAACGTGACTCGGTGGGTGGGGCGATAACCCCATGTCAAACATCACCTGATCACGACCCTCATCAGTCCACTTGTAAGACCGACCTGCCTCATAATAATGGAACCCCTCCAAAAGCCTCTTACGCCTCGCCTGAAGGTCCCTCGCAGTTACCCCCAACTCCTTAACTAGTTTTTGTTGCTCAACCATCCGTGTTCCTCCTCAACAACCCCCATCACCCAGCCACTAACCTGCTCACGGGCCAACTCCGGTTCGTAATGGCTTTTTAAGCCCACCTGAAACTGGTCAGCATCAACACGCCTCGCAACGGCACCAGTAACCATCTCACCACCCTCAATGATCTGGAGGAGGTGTAGGTGGTGCCTTTGTGGGTGGTTGGGTGGTCGTCTTTTCAAATTAAAATCTCAAACGAGTTAATGCTTCGGCATCGCTGGGGAAAATTGGACTAGGCACCCCCCCCGCCCCCCTTTGCCTCGGATTTAACGACCTTATCCTTGCCCCCAACGTCGATTACCCCCGTATTCATTGGCTTTTCTGGTGGTGTTGGTAATCTTCCCTCAAGATGACCAGACCTGACCTGATCCAGTAATTTATTGAAGTCTCCGTGCAAAATTACCTTCTTTTCAAGGGGTTTTCCCACAATTGAGTCTTCAAGAACCGCTTTCTTGTCAATAAGTATGCAAAGCTGGAGGGCTAATGAGTTGATGTGAACGGAATCAATCTCGTTCTCCAACCTCTCCAACCCCTTCCCAACAATCCCAGCAATCTTGTTGACGTTGCGCCACTTCCACTCGGTGAGTTGATCCTTATTTTCATATTTGATCTTGTCCACCGTTGGTCGAGCAACCCCACAGTCCACGGAGGTCACAGTCAGGCTATTGCCGTTCTTCAGCGACTCCACAACTGCCTTGTAGCGTTCAGGGTCCTTGACCTTCAGGCTTCTAGGGTTGGGCTTCTTCTTCGGCAATGGCTTCCCCACAAACCGGTGCCATCAGACATTGTCGGGTCTGTCAACCCTTTTTCTTGCCGTACACCTTCTTGGTCCACTCCTTGACTTCGCCTGACTCATGCTTGGCCAACCAAGCGTCGAGACGCTTGTTTAGTGCCTTGAAGTTTACTTTCCCGATGCCGCAGGCATCCTCATCCACCTTGTCGAGTGCCCTATTTCCTCTTCCAGCACCGCAGTTGTTCATCGAATTCATACTCATGGTAATCCTTAATAAATACTCTTTTCTTGTTCCGTTGTACCCACTTGCCACACCCCCTGAACTCACCCCGCTCGATGTGGGCCTTGAGTTGGGGGTGATCCTTCCAATGGGGGTCGTCGGCTATACCGGGCGAAGTGACCACAAAATCCCTCAGTCCTCCCGGCACCTCGTCATCCGGTTTAAGCTCATAAACCACCTTCCCGCCAAACTTGGCCATAATAGCCTCCTGAAGCTCGTTCTCCCCTTTAGGGGTGTCGACACCTTCTTCCATAATCAAAAGCCCTACAGCACCCCTTTCTGTGGCCTTAATGGCTTGCTGGCACCTTTTATCTCCTCCAGCTTCTTACGCACCACCTTCAAAGCCTGAAAGTTGAAGTCTCGCTCGCATTCACCCTTGCAGGCTTCCCTCCGGCAATGCGAGTTGGTGCAAGTGCCCTCATTGTTATTATTATCAATTATATTCATAAGCATGGTCCACAGGTTACCGCAGCGGGACTCCCCCACCCAGAGGGGGATGTCCAAGTATTTACCCCCCCTAAAGGGGGGGAAATACGTTGGACACCCAAGGCAACCTTGTGGCTGTCTTGGACAAAGCTCCCAAGCCCACCACCACTCGGTGGCAGGCACCAACCAGACTGCGAATCGACTTGCAGGAGGTCTTATCATATCCACAGTCGTGTGCGGTTGGCTTGGGAAAAATTGTTTCGGCATCACATGCATTCAGGCTCAGTCAGGTTTAGCCAGAAAGTATTTATCCCGTGCAAAAGCCATGAACTCCTTCAGCTCCCTCTTCTCGGCTGTGCTGTTTTTTATGCGGTTCGACACTATTTTGAAGGCGTAATAAATGGCAGTCCTGTCCATGCGCCAAAACCTGCCAAGGACGCTTGGGCTAATCCCCGCATCCATCGCCATCCATTGGCAGACATGCCGTGCCTTCGTTGTCGCTGAGTCTTCAGGTTGGCTTCTCAACCGGAGGTCGGGTGTTGCATAAAACTCTGCCGCTGCCTTGGCCAACTTCTCTAGCTTTCTTTTTCTTGTCATAATCACTTGCCGTTCCAGTACCGTGCCTGCCTCATCCAATCACCATCAAAGCCCTTGTTTGGCTTGGGGCCTTTGACCGGCTTGATTGGACCGTCACCAATTGCCAACTCGTCCTTCCATAGTTGCCACAAATTATCGACATGCTCTTGCTCCCTCTTGCGCCAAATCTCCCAAGCTCGGTCCCTCATAACTTGATGTATTTCTTGTCGGAGTTCCTGAATATCTTGTCCTGATCCGAGAGTGCCTTGCGATACTTGTAGTAGGTGCTTCGGGTGGTGCCGAAATTCTCCAGCGCAGCCTCCCTCCACTCCTGATCCGTGTACCCATCCCGTGGCAACATCAACAGCATGTCCCTCTCGGTGTAGCCCACTAGCGCATCCTTCTTCTGCCCCTTAAATTCGATCTCCAGCCCTTCCACCTTCCGCATGAGTGGGAAGTCCCAACGAACCACAAATGGCTCGACAGGGGCAAATGCTCGCAGCGTAGGCTCAATTATGAAGTGTTCAGGCTGGGAGTGTACATCCAAGCTGATGATGCAGTCAGGGTCCCGTGCAAACACTCCTGACCCACTCATCCTGTCGATGCTCGTCTTGGCAAACGCATCCCCCTTGGCATAGTGGTGACCAAAAGCCAGAGCAGCACCTGAGAGTTTACATATCTGCTCAAGCTCATTCATTATCCTCCCAATCTCACCGGCAGCATTCTCATCCTTGTCGCCCAGCAGTTTATAAACTGGGTCAACAATGATCAGGTCATATTGCCGGTCCTCTACTGCCTCGGTGATCTGTGGACCAAGCAACTCGATGTCGCATGCGTATCCTCTCAGGTTCCACACATCCAAGCCGGTGATGTCGTTGACCTCCATCGCCTCCATGATCTTGCTGATCCGGTCGTGTGCAACGAAGTCGGTAAGCTCGAAATTGATATACAACACCTTCCCTTTGGTGGTGCCGAAGCCCCACCACGGTCTGCCTGTAGCCACAGCAAGTGCCAAGTGGATCAGGGACCATGTCTTCCTGCCCTTGCTGCCACCACCCACCACCATCTTGCACCCCTTATGCAACACACCCTTGATGACCTGTGTCGGGGGCACCATCTCCAATGACGTAAAAGCCTGAGAGTTCATAATCGCAGGCAACGATGCCTTCAGGTTATCTCCCAATTTCTTCGCACCAGCAATGCACCCTGCAACATCACCCACCACGGCACCCTTCCTGAGCCAATCGTTGAGGTCCTCAAACTCATGGGGCGTGTCCACTACATGCACCACCTGAAACTCATCAACCAAACCATCGCACCACTTCTGTGCCGGTGTCTTACCACCACCGTCATCGGTCACATCATTTTGGGGCCACAAATATATCGCAACCTGCTTGCTGCTCTTGCCCAATAAAGTCTCAAGATAACCCCGTGCTTTTGATATGTTGCTGGCACCCCTTGTGATCAGCACCGAGGTGTCCTGCCCCACTAATTCCAACAACGAGAATGCGTCGAACTGTGACTCAAAAACATGCACCACCGAGGTGTCCTGTTTGCCTATGAACCAAGGCAGTTGCCTGCCTCCTAGAATCCTAAACTTGGGGTGCTTGTTTGGGTTGCATACATGCACACCCTTCAACACATTCAGGGCAGTTATAATGGGGAAGCAGACCTGCCCCTGATAAAGCCCAACATGCCGGTGGCCAATCAACCACCGACATGTGGACTCGTTGTAGCCTCGCCACTCAGCGAGGCTTCGTTCTAACCCAACATGAACTTCCGGTTCCAACCCAAAACAGGAACCGAAATCCTCTTGTCTCTTGACAAATTTTTCTTCATCCATCGTCTTGCCACACATCTCACTCCACTTGGCCAAGGCTTGCTTAAAGTCCATGCCGTAGTGGTGCTGTAAAAAATCCAGTTCATCTCCCTTGTCAGCATTGCCGTGGTCTTTCCAGAAGTGTCGCCCGTTCAGTTCGTAAACAGAGAAGGACGGTTTCTTGTCGTGCCTCAACGGTGACCGTGACGACTTCTTTGCAGACTCTTCCAAGCCCAACGCTTCAAGCATCCTCGGCAGGGGCATGATTGCCCTCAGTTCATCCAAGTCCTTCACGCTGCCTCAGTCCCGCTTCTAAAATTAATAATGCGTCTGCGTTCTTCAGCGTGATCGCAACTCCGGTTGGATACATGTCAATAGCGGCGAACTTCAGGAAACGCTTCCACTCTGGCTGCGTCATTCCCTTCTCACGCTTCAGGCCAAGTGTCTTCTGCCATGACTGAGGAGTGATGGGAACCACGTTGGTGCCCACCGCAAGGCAGGCACCAACGATTGTTCCATAGTTCTCTCCCAGCACAAACGAAGTGTGGCCCGTGCTTGGCCTGCCGTGATAACCCTGCACCTTCTCGATCCACAGCGTAAGTGGCTTGAGAAACTGGATGTAATCCACAATCAGTTTGGCACGTTGTTCACGGTCACCCTTGGGCATGTTGAACACCTTGACGGTGCCGCCGGTCTTGTAGCAAAAGCCACCACCAACACCGGCATCACATGCCATTTCTATACGCCGATTCGTTCCCATATCTCGTCGGTCAATTCCAAGTCTCGCTCGCAATATTTCAGCGCAAGATCGGGGTTGTCTGCATACAGTTTGTCGAAGTGCTTGCCACCGTCCATGAGCTTGCCGCCAAGCCCCAACACCCTGCCTAAATTACTCAGGCTAATCCTTGATGTTGGGTCTGGATTCCATGACAACATGGTGTCCCTGCAATGGGTGCCGTAGTTCACCCAACGGTGCCCCATTATCGAGGTGATGATGCCTGAAGGCATTGACAGGTCGTTAGCCATTGCCCGACCCCTGATGAAAGGCCAATCGAAGGCATGGCAATTGTGCCCCACCCACTTCTGGTTGGAGTGCTTGCGGACCATCTCAAAGAATGCCTTTAGCACATTCTTCTCGGACCCTTCCTTGTTCACATGGAACATGGTGTTGACTCCCTCCACACGAACCCCGATGACAAGCACCCTCCCCGTAATCGGGGAGAGTGCTGCCTTGTCGAGCCATTCAGTTTTCTTCTTCTGAATGTAAGCGTCCTGCTTGGCCTCGTCCTTGATGGACTTGCTTGGCCTTATCTTTGGGCAGAACAACTCAACCTCATCATGCGGTGCAGCACCTGTCTCAATATCGAAAACAAAGTGCGTCCGCTTGATGGGGTAGTCATCGTCGGGTCGGATGGTTGTTGACCGTTCAGAATGGGACATCGTTGTCTTCATCCTGTTTCTTCTTCCGGTCTTCATCCTGTTTCTTCTTCCGGTCTTGCTGGCGAACGTACTCACCAGTCGGCTTGAAGCCATCACCCTCGGCTGGACCGGAGAGGTCCGTGTCAACGTAGGACTTCATCCCGTCATCGGTCTTGAACTGCTCAACATTCACCGTGATGGGTGACCCGATCAGTTCCTTCTCCAAGTCGAAGTCGCCTTCGGGGTTCTGCCGCAGCCAACGCTTGATGAACAAGCGCAACGCAGCCTTCTCATTATCCAACACTTTATGAAACGACCGGCGAATGGTCATGTTGTTTCCGTTGTCGCCCTTCTTATCCAACTCAAAGGTGAGCCTGATGACTCCCTTTGGTTTGCCGTCCACGGGATCGTTGGACTCGATGTCCACACAGACTCCCTGATATGTGCCGATTGGCACCTCTTCCCACTTGCTAGTGGGACCTGTTATTGTTGCGTTTAGCGTTAATGACATATATGTCTTCCTTTCTCTACCCCCTTCGGGGTGTAGTTAGCTAGTTATGGTGTCGCCTGAGTAGTTACGGGCGGCACCTCTTTCTTCATCCCCTTCAAGTAATTCAGCACAGCACGGTAGGGGATTCGTACTGGACCCTGTTTCCCTGAAAGCAGCTTGACCTTGGTCAACCTTCCTTCAGCCAATAGCCGATCAACGGTCCGTGTTGAGGAGTTCAGTAGCTTCGCCACCTGCTTCTTCGTTACATGGTCCTGAACGGTAAATAATGGAGTCCCACCATTGCCCCAACACGGTGCAGGGGATGCAGGCTTTTTAGTGTCATTGTGTAGCGTCATGTCAGTTTCAAGGACAACGGTGGGGAAGCTCATAAGCCTGCGAACATGATCACCACAATCAGGACAAAGCCTGTGAGGAATGTCGCATGGAATGCGTCTATAGTTTTATCGTTCATTGTTTTGTTTCTTGGTGTCTACACCTTGCGGCAAAAAATTGTTGGGGTCATAGGTGTCTACACCTTTACCCAAAAAAATCTTGCACACAGAGGTCATGGACCTCTCCTGCTCACGACACACCGTATCCAGCCGGTCCTTTAGGTCGGCTGGAATACGGATGCCTATGTACGGTCTGTCTATCATAGTTGGTTTACTAGATCGGGAGCATTGTCGGAAGCCCACTTTACCAGATTAGGATGCTCACCATCGAACACAATGCGAACGAACATGTCCATCCGTTTGGTGGTTGAGCTTTTTATAAAAAACTCCCAACAACTGTCGCCCCGTGAAGGGCAACGAATTTCTAGGAACTTTGGGTCATCCTCCAGCAACGCCACGCCCAGATTGTGAGTGTGCCACAACCACGCCTCGTTACCAGACTCAAACCAGTACCGGCCCGAAGTGCCCTTACCAACGAGTGTGCAAGCAACCCACATTACAATGCAGCACAGCACGAACTGACCTTTCAGTCGTCGGACTCGACGGTTTGTGTCACCTGACTCACCGTAATGGTCCCTCCTGCGGGATGCCTGCGCTCCCCGCAGGCCGAGTTCGCCAAAGGGGGCCTTGCCTGTTGTATTAGTGTCTGTAGTCATTTGTTTTTTCTAATATTTTTTGTCAGTTTAGTGATGAACTCCTCAAAGGGAATCCCCTCTCTTTTAGCAACGGCACGAAGCACATTAATATCGGACTCGAAAGACCAGACATCCAGCATCTCATCGAGGACCTCGGCAGGGGTTGTCTTCCTGCGCTTGGCTTCCTTGTAGAGTTTGCTTTTGTTCTTGTCCTTAACCCAACTGCTAATCTGCGCCTTGCCCTCTTTTCTTTGGTTGGGCATATCAACTTTGCCTTTCGGCTGGGTTCATAAACGACCTGTGCGATTTGTCTTCTCATACTTTCCTCCTTCAAATCAAGTATTTATTATTCCGCAAGAGAAATGTCTCCCAAGAGTTGGTCAACATTCAGTTCCTCGTCGAATACCCTGTGTAGCCGACCCGACCTGCCAACATGGGTGCTGATCTGCCCTGCACCCTTCATTGACTCTGTGAACGCATTGAACAGGGACCATGCAGTCCTAGCCTCAAATGCCTCATAGCGTGGCTTGCGCCACTCCTCAAGGACCGTAGGGACCTTCCCTGCAAGCACGGCACCTACGTCAAGTGCCCTGATAATGAAGTGGTGGGCCTTGCGGTCAGGCATCTTGGTGCCCTGATATATCTCGACCCTCTTCTCCATGCGCTTCTTCTCCTCGGTGGTCTTCAGAAGAGTCTCCATAATCTTGCCGGTCAGGTCCCGCTCGATGTGCCGAGTGTGCTTGCGGTCGAACCGCATCATATCCCCGTAGAAGGAGAGGTTGTCACACACCGTAACGTCGATGCCCAACACCAGCCCAGCCGACAAGGACTTGTCGTGCGAGTTCCGCAACCCCAGCACAGGTGACCAATCGGTCACGGACGAGTGGAGTTTCATCAGGCCGAAGTACCGGCTACCAAACTTGTCGGTGCCGTGCTGTGCCTCGACAACATCCAACCCAAACTCAGGCATGACCTCCCTCACCATCGAGTACAGTTCGTGGTGGGGGATGGGGTAGTGGGTGTCCGTTGCCTTGGGGCACGGCATCTGCACCAACTGCTCCCATGCGGTGTCCCTGCAACCGCAATGCAGCATCAGGTTCATAATGCCACCTCCGCTTTCCGGTTGGACGCTGACGGCACCTTGATGGGGTCCATCACCCCGTTGGGTAACTCTCGGTGGGACATGATGGAGATGCCATCGCCCAACCCCTTGCTTGCCTTCTCACGAAGGTGACTGCGGTTCATTTCACGAACCTCTATCGCATCATGCTTATCCAAGCAGATGATCTCAATATGATATGTTGTTCTGTCTTTTCTCATCTTGTAGTTAGCTAGTGCCCGAAGGCAGTTTATGTTTTAACACATAGGGTGGGACATCTGCGGTCCCACACCTAAATTATTTTCGTTCAAACGCAATGGTCCTCTCGTATGGCATGACTCGTTCAGGTGTAATGGTTCACTCATATCGCTTGACTCGTTCCTTATATTTGGTTCTCTCCGGGCGACTGACTCGTTCGTTTTTCCTGATCCTCTCACTCGTTTTGACTCGTTCGGCTCTGATGGTTCACTCGTATAGCTTGACTCGTTCCTCCGGTACGGTTCTCTCGGTTCACTTGACTCGCTCTGACTACATGGTTCCCTCAACATGCATGACTCGCTCAAAACTAATGGTCTTCTCTTAATCATTGGCTCGTTCAACAAACGTGGCGCACTCAATAGGCAAGGCTCGTTCAAAAGGATTGATTCTCTCTTTCTCAATGACTCGTTCTCTACACTTGGTTCACTCGCTCTGCATGACTCGTTCGATCTACGTGGTTCTCTCACGTGGTATGACTCGTTCAGCCACCAAGGGTACTCTCTTCGTCTTTGACTCGTTCGCATTTACTGGTTCCCTCTCTTCTAATGACTCACTCACATCCATCGGTTCTCTCAACTAGTTTGGTTTAAGCTGCCTTGATGTGGTGTGCATGGCCCTGATGGGCTATCGGGTATGGCAACGGGGGTTCACACTTAAAGTGTTCCCTGTAGGCAACCTCATGCCAATGCGCTAGGAACAGCTTGACTGCGTAACGCTTGGCCCGTGCGTGGATGTGCCCCGGTGGCAGCTTGCCCACCGAATATGCCTTGTAGGCTTGGGTCGTCTTGCCAACACGCTTGGCACCTGCGTCTGCCTGCTCCTTGAACTCAAGGTTCTCGTTTTTGAGAATCTCCTGCTCCTTGCGCTTCAGGTAGAACTGACCGTAGGTGTCGTTCTTGTTGCTCGACACCTTCACGAAGGACTCACCTATCTTCCAGCACAGGCACTTCAGGTCTGCGTTCCACGGTCGCTTCTGACCCTTCTCCCACTTGCAGGTGGGGTCCTGTCCAGCGAACCTCCATATGTGCCCAACGGTGGGTGCCTTGTTGATGTCGATGTGGGCAAGCAAGCCTGCCGAAATCACCGGACCAATACCGGTGATGCTCATCGCCCATTGGCCGAGGGGGTGGTGCTTGGCATACACATTCAATGCCTTTTTAATATTTTTCTCCATCTCCTCGTTTACATCACCGACCCAATCCAATAACGAGTGGGGTTCGTCGCTTGTCACCAATGCTCGGACCTGTGCCGTTGCACGAATCCTCGCATCCTGAATCTGGTAGTAGGTGTCCACCAGAAACCGTGCCTGATCAACTGTCATGCGCTTGCTCGACTCAAGGAGGTCCTTGGCCAAGGATAGCTTTGGCTTGATGTTCATGCCACCACCGCCTTGTCCTTCTCGCTTCGGTCAAACAAAGCCCGAATGGTCAATGTCTCCTGTGTCTCAGGGTTGGTCAGAGTCTCTGACTGCCCACATCGTTTGCAGAACTCTATCCAGAGTTCCCCTTTGTTCAGCACCAAATGATTGGTGCCCCCTTCAGGTCTGCGTGTTTCGCAGAGATTACAATAATCACTCATAATATGTAGTTAGCTAGTGGAGCATCATCGCTCCCATCTGACTCCCCCGAAGGGGAGGCAGTTGGGAGGGAGGCACTACGCAACCTTCGGTTCCTTCACCACCGCAACCTGCGGCTGGAGGATGTCCACGATCACGGTCGGCTCGACTGTCGAGTCGTGGTCAGCGTAGACATCGATGGTGGTCTGAATGTTCTTATGACCCAGCAACTTTGAGGTGTAAGCAATGTCACGGGTGCGGCTCAGAATCTTGCTGCCGAAAATCTTCCGCAACGTGTGTAACCTGCCATCGTCGTCGTCGTTCTGCAACGTGGTGCCAAACTCATCGGCAAGCAACCTGCGACAACGCTCAAGGACTTGTTCGCCTCCGATTATGAACTGCTCGTCACGGTGCCGGTTGGCACCTCGTTTGCCTGCAATCTTCGGCATGGCAGCAACACGAAAGATTTCCTGAACCACCGATGTTGCCATCGGGATTTCACGATCCAATGTCTTGGTGGTCCAATGCGGCAGGCACAGGTTGGTGATGGCAGGGTTGTTGCGGTCCACCTTAAAGAATGACTTCATCGAGTTGTAGACTTCCTTGCCCCGTGTTCCTGCCGACAAGCAAAGGGTCATCGTGATCCACGCATCGGGGTCAACCACCTTGAGCGTGTTGATGAACGCAAGAAGCAGTTCGTAAACCTTTTGTGTCGGTGCCTTGAAGGCAGACTTTTTAGTCTTGGTTTTATCAAACTTGTTGGGTTCTTTGTTGAAGGCTTTGGCTTCCTTAATTTTGAAACAGTCGAACCCGTGATGTTTTTTGAAGTAGGGGCGAGCCTGCACACCGAAGATGGCATGTGCCCTGCGAAGTTCGTCATCGATGCTGCGCTTGGTCTTGTCCAGCTTGATGTGGTAGGCAACAGGGTCATCCTCCTTCACCATACCTGCCATGTTGGTTTCCAAGCGGACCTGCATGTAAGTGTCGCTGACCGGTCCGGCAAACGCATCGTCGATCCGCATCTTGTCGAGTTTGCTGGTCGTCGCTTCGGACAACTTATGACGTGGCACGATAGCCTCCTTGGTGTGGGTTGCGTTGAGTACACGGTAGAGTGTCGAGACAACTGCGGCTGCGGCAGTCTTGGTGATGTCGATCAACCCGTCCTTGACACCTTGACGGTACATGGCAACGACCTCACCGATCTTCTCGATCTGGTTGCGGCGAGATGGTGCGACGAACCCTTCGGCACGGAAGTCATCGACCATCGACTTGATGCGGCTTTTGGCTTCACGCTTGTCGCCGGTCTTGAGCGAACGCTTGAACTGTTTGCCTTTCCCATTCCCCCCATCTACATGGGGGAACTGCAAGGTTACATAGTAGCCGGTCTTGCCTGTGGGGATTCTCGGATTTGGGTATTTCATGATTTGTAGTTAGCTAGTTTTTGGTTATCGGTTTTGCAGGCGAAGTTTTAAGTCAAGCCTTGATAGGCTATACTTTGCGTCCTCCATTGTGGCGTGGGTGCTATGACTCTCACCGGTTACATCGTTGATGACATTGCACTCTTGGTTCCAAGCATCCTGCCTGCGTTCGATATGAGCGAAGCGTGATGTGCTGTATTTCTCGACTAGTGTTTTTTGGTTCATGTTGGTTTCGATTTGGTTCTGATTGATATGTCGCACAGACCCCAAAGTAGCAGGTGTCCACACCTATGCAACATTTATTTTCATTTATTTTACATGGGTTAAAGTGCCCTCTCAGGGGGTCAGAATTAGTACCGAAAACTTGCGCCTGTTTATGGCAAATGATGTCCAAAGATGTCGCATGATATTTTAAGCGACAAGGAATCCGGCCAATGTTTGCGGGGGTGAAGTGTCCCTTTTTAGGAATTTCCTAGAAGGCAGGAACTAGGCTTGTCATCTCTCGTGAAGATTACTGACACCCCCCGATGAGGGCAAAAACCCCAATGAAAAGCGATTGAAAAGATTCAGGGGTCAGGTTTAGGGCACCAAACGGGGGTCAGTTCTTGCCCCTGTCCAGCAGGGCATCTGCTGCCGCTTGAGTAGCTGCCACACCCATCAGCTTGCCGCTCAGATTGTATGCCCTGAACTTCTTGGGGCCGGTCTGCACGATCCTCCCTTTGGTCGGCATCGTGACGACCTTACCGTCCTCCGAGACACGAGGCATGTACCTGTTCCTGATCTCCACCGCCGAGTCCTCAAACACCACATAGTTGTAGGTCTGCTTGAAGCCTTCCTTCGGCTTGCCCATGCTGGTGGTTGCACGGGATGAGGCATCGGCAAACCGGTTGCCTGCTATGCCTATGTTCGCAAGTTTTGCGGATACATCTGACGGTCGCCCTGAGACTGCCTCTAGGTTCCTCAAAAAGTGTAGCCCTTGCCCCCCATTGTTTACAAAGTCGGATAGGTACAAGTCGGAACCAGTTTCGGCATCGAACACACGCTTCCCGTCCTTCAGCAACGCATCCTTCACATACTTTGATTGCTCCTTGAAGGGCTTGTCCAAGTCTAGGAAGTGTTCTTCCTTGGGGGTGATGTCCACTTCGTACATGCTGCCCACCACAGGTTGATCGATCTCGATATCAAAGTCATCAGGCTTTAAAGATTCCACCGCACTCAAAGCCTTTTTTGCGTCTGCTAGTTTCGCTTTATTGAAATCCTTTTCTCCGTGTATCTCAATATTACTTGTCCACAAACCAACATCCCACTCCGCAGATTTCTTAAACTTGGGAATTAATTCTTCCTTTAGATACTGCTTTGCCCTAGCCACACTTGTCCGCTTGCTATTATACCTCGCTCGACCGACCACAAAATCGTTAACCCAAGTCCTTATCTGACTAAACCCTTGCTCCCCAAGTTCTTTCAGGTTTTTGTTTTTCAGCTTAACATCGACATTGCTATGGGTGACCAAGTTACGATTATCAGTTAACTTGTCCCGATACCACTCAGCCACACTCTTCTTCTCCGCAAAGTATAGTCCGTGACCGTATGACTGCGCCCCTTCACCGGTCCCAATCTTGTCGGTGCTGAACTTGCCCAACGGTGCCCCTTCCTCGGCGGCAAAGGTGTGCGGTGTGCCGTGGTAGGCTGGTATGTGCCTGACATCATCCGACTCCATGTTGAACCGGTCATGCAAGGGGATTGGGTTGCCCCCGTCATCAAGCGTCACAGGGTCGGCAGACTTTATTTGGTTTGACTCAAACGCCGCATATGTGGTCCCGCCCCTCTCAGTTGTGATGTACCCATCATGCCCCAGCTTTTTTAGCAACTCGGTCACGCCTGCCGTTTCAAAAAAACCATAGTCGCCTGAAGTAATCCACTTTCTCAGTCGGGAGTTGAACTCAGGTTCATGGGCAACCTTATCTTCCATCGCACCCTTTGACCTTCTCTCCAACTCGTCAACCACCTTAACCATCTTCTCACCCTCGAACGACACGTTAACCTCCCCTCCCCATTCCCTGATTGCATAAAGCGCATCATTAATGTGTGACGGGTTTCTGTAGTCGAACGGATTGTCCAGCTTCAGGTAACCCTTAACGATATCCCCTTTGCCCTCGACCAGCTTGCCGTAGGCATCCCCGACATGCATTTGCCTGCCAGCGAATGACTGTGCCACGCTCTCACTATCGGATGTCATTATGTGACCCCAAGGATTCTTCGTTGGGTCGAACTCTGTGAACGGACGGTTTGCGGGAACGATGCCGTCCTCTGGAATTGTCCTGCCATGATACACCGGACCGATGTCATACCCTGCCCGTGCCGCAGCCTGATCCACCGCAGCCTGCATGGTGTCCACATCTCCCTTCGCCACAGCATCGGTGTACTCTGCCTCCATACGGGCAGTCTCGGCTGGGAAGTACCTGCTTTGGGACTTATCTCCCTGCACCAAGGCATCGTCTACCCTCACAAACACCGTATCGCCTACGAGGATCGCTTCTGAGGCACTTTCTATTGGAACCCTATGGTTGTCCTTCCTGTAGAAGTATTCGTGCCTCACAGGGTCCATACCGACCTGAATCCATTTGTCGGTGTTATAAATGTCATAAGGGATGGCATCATCCTTGAGCTTGCCCCGTTCGTGGGTTCGCATGTACTCACCCTCGACCGTTGCCAACGGATACTTGTCAACGCCGCCCTCCTTCTTGCCAACGGCAACCTGAGCAATGTCTCCCTTGGTTCCCTCATGCTTGGCAACGTGGAACACAGCGTTCTTCAACCGCATGATTGAATCATATCCAATGATCCTACCAACCCCGCCCTCGGTGCCCTTCTCATGCACAGCGACTGCGTAACCCACCTGATCGATCTTGCCTTGGTCATACAACGCCTTGGTGTCGTTGTGGAAGGGGATGTCAATCCTCCCGCCAACCAGAGTCCCTTCGGGTAGTTCCCTTGCAGCACCGATCAACTGGGGCTTGTCACCCCTCAACATCTGCAACGACAACTTCATCACATCGTCTTTTTGGGATTTTTCCGATGGACGGTCTGGCACTAAATTGTTTTTGGTTGGCTTGGGCGACAACAAGACAGGCTTGTACTTGTCCACCAGTTTGGACCAAGCCTCACCCATCACACCCTGCTTCCGTGCCTCGATCATCTTCGGGTGACGGTTGGCCCAATGAGTCTCAGGCATGTAGTTGACAGGATGGGCTATGGGTGGACCCATCTTGCCCTCCGTAAGCAGGTCCAGTTCAGGCATGATCGATTGTAGAGGCTGCGGTCCTACTGAACCGGCTTTGTTGAAAACATTGCCGCCCGTTAGCTTGCCTGTTTTCTTATCTATCGCCCTGCTTTTGCCACGACTCAAACTGCTCAAAGGATAAAATGTTTTTGCGTAAGCAACCGGTTCAACATCCACCGTGAATCCGTAGTGGTAGTGCAAGTTAGGCTCATGCACGATTGGGATGTCATTTGCAGCATCATATTTAGGTGACCCCATGTTATGTTTTATTTTCATAACTGCAACCACCGTGCCTAGAGGGAACTTCTTCTCATCCCACAACCCTCCATCAACTGCCATCTCTGCTGTTGACCTTGGGCCAAACTGCAATTGTTCTGCCTCCTCTCGACTAAAGTTAAACTTTGCCCCTTTGGTTTTTCTTTGCTCGGTTAAAACCTCCCCTGCTATGTGAGTTAAATCACCGGCATCAACCGCATCAATAAATTGTTGAACCTTTCTAATCCCTTGCAATGTTTCTCGTTGCTGTGCCTGCGGCTTCTTTTTCATCTTGTCAATGTTAGCAGCATTGGATGTCATTAACTCAATGTATGCGTTTGCCTGCTTGCTTGTGATATCTCCACGGGTAACCGCATCCCTGATAGACTCCCCAAACAACCTCATCCCGTAGCGTGTGTTGTTGTGGTTTAAATCCCCTAACACAGACAAAGCGAGATACTCAGTTCCAACCAGTTTCATTTGGTTGATTAAACTCTCAAACACCTTGCTTTGGTACGAAGCCCACTTGCCCTCAAGCCACATGAATGCACGACCACCCTGTGCTGCAATCTCACTTGATGCGCCACTTGCTAAAGTCCTGACACCGTGCCCTAGCCGGTCAATGGCTAACCCAATCATCTTCTCTCCCTGCATGTCACGAAGGTCCATGTACCGTGCCCCTACGGGGGCAACGGGCATGAACCTCTCAACCATTGCCTCGTTGAACTCGATGACCTCACCATGCTCCTTCACCTTCGGAGTGCCATCGGGCATCAGGTTCTCCTTCACCTTGTGGTAATCAAAATGGAAGTCATCCCTCATGGTGCTTTCCACGCTACCGATCCGGTCCAGCCTGAATGACTTCACAATCGATGTGCGGTCCACCGGTCGGTTGTTCAGGATGTCGTGCAACGGACTGACACCGCCCGATCCGGTCATGTCCCTCATCAGGAATGCCCTGAACGCATTGCGCTTGGCCTCGCCAATTCCCTCGGCACCACCCAACCCTTTGCGGTGGTTGTCCATGTAAACCTTCAGGTCCTCGTAAAACTTCTTAACGTCATTGCCCCACAGTTCCAGCTTGGGTCTGCCGTTGGCATCCGTGTCCTTCTGCCAACGGGACACCTTGTCGTGAATCGCATCCACATCCAAGGACTGCACGGTGATGTTGCCCTCCTTGGTGATCCTATATTCAAACGGTTTGATGTCCCTGCGGGACGCAGCAATGTTGCCCATGAACTTGCGAAGGTTTCTCCTCCACATCCTTGTCGTTCCACGCAGGTCAGGGGTGCCGTCCTTGGTGGTCTTCACCACCTCGTTCATCTTTATCTTCTTCGACTTGGTTGTGCTGATCCCGTTGTACCAAACCATCGCAGTCGTTCCGTTGCCCACCAACTCGTTCAACAACTTCAAGTGCGCCTTCATTTGCGGTGGAAGATTGGATGCCTCTATCACCTCGTCGGGGATAGCCTTGCCGGTCACCTCGATGCTGCCGTCAGCACCCTCACGGGCACCCAACGTGGACTTGTCATCCCTTCCAATAAGTCCCTTGGCAACCAGCCCATCACGCAGCCTGCGAACTCCTTCGGCACGGTCGTGCAATGTCTTGGCAATCTCCTCATGCCCTTTGACGGTTACCTCTCCCTTGGCATTCTTTGTGGCGTAATCATTCTCAAACGTACCGTCACCCTTGTCCCTCCAGAACCCTGCATGGTCGCCCATGTTCAGGATGTCCCGCTTGGAACCTGCACCGTCAGGGTTCTTTGCTCTCCGACCCATCTCATCAAAGTGCCTGCCCCTGTCACGGACATAGTTGCGGAGAGTCTTTTTGAATTTTTTGTCGCCGGTCATCTCCCCGAAGATGCGGGAAGCATAGGCACCATCCACCCTGCCGAGTGGGTCCACCTTCACTCCCATCTTCCGAAGGATACCTGCCTTGGTTCTCAGCATGGCACCACGCAGATGGAACAACCCCTCGCCGGTCTTGCCCTTGCGAAGTTTGTTCAGGTTCCTGTCGAGTGTTGACCCGACAAAGTCCTCCGCAAAGATTTCGGAATGCACCCAATCCAAACCAAACTGCTTGGTCAGGTCGGCACGTTCTGCGTTCACCGCAACATCGAAGTCGTCAACTCCTTTGATTGGCTTGCCCTCCTTCCATCTCTGCACGGCATTGTCCGCAGCCTTGGAGAAAGGTTTCTTAAACCTTCGCCGCACCCTGTTCTCTGCCAACCTCTCAACGTAACCAGTAGCCATCGCATCGATGCGAGTCTGTCCGTAGACACCGACCAGTTCTGCCGTCATCTCCGACTTGTTCACCACGGGACTATCCCATAATGCATGACCAAACTCATGGAGGATGTTGTGCTTGGCATCGGATGCCTCGATGTTGATGTCAATGGACTTCCTGTCCGGTGACCATGCCGCAGCACCTGCCTTGTGTGCCTTATTGTATTGGGCATTGGTTAACAGGTTGACTGCAACATCCCCTTGAAAAATTCTCTCCAGCGTTGCGGTCTTCAGCAAGGCATCCCGCCCCAACTTTGCCAACGCTTGTTTCGGGTCAACACCCTTCTTGGCCTGAGCCTCAAGGAACCGCATTACATCGGCATCCTCCGCAGACCTTCTTGCGTGACCGGTTAGCTTTGACAGACCGGCACCACCAAGTGCGGCAGGTCCACCAATTCCAATTCCAGCACCTAGCCCCTGCAACATGCCTTCCTCTCCCTGCGCCAGATAACCCAACCCACCACCAACCACCATGCCGGTGCCGACACCAAGTGCCAACGTGCCGGTGCCTGAAAGCAACTTGTCTCCGACCCCACCCATGTGAAGGATTCGTGCAAGTTTTCTCAGGTTGGGATCAACCGTGGAATCCATTGCGATTCTCTCAAGGACTCCAAACTGTGATGGTCGCTTGCCAAGGGACTCACCAACCTTCTCTCCTAACCTGCCAGCAACATCCAACGTCCTGCCTATAGTTGGTGCCGCTAGTGCAAGACCTATTGCTGGTTGGCCTGCCACAGTTGACCCTGCGATACCCAACACCCTTGCTGTCGTCTGACTCGCTTCAGGGATAACCTTGCTTATCTTATCTCCAACAGCATCGGTGATCTTTGTGACACCTCTTCCGGTCCCACCAACTGCCTTGCCTGCGAGCTTGCCTGCCTTGCCTGCCGCCCGTGCCGCAAGTGCTGGCAGTTTGGTGAATGCGCCAAGACCGGGGACTGCCATTGTGACATCTCCGACATAACCAAACGCCTCGGCTGCGGCTACGTCTTCTCCCTCCATCTCACCAACAAAAGGCAGGGTGGTTTTTCTTTCGCCGGTCCTCCACTTCTCACGCTCAACCTCGTAGGCACGTTTCAGGTTGAACCGCATCTTGTCCTTGGACAGTTGTCGGATGTAGTCCTGCCGTGAGTCTTGGTCATCCTCGTTACCGGTGTCCTCCAAGTATTTCTCGTATGTGTCGGCAGCGTAAAAGTCCTTGGTGAAGACATCTCCAACGATGTTGAATATGTCGTTCGTGCCACGCACATAACCGGACACCAAGGTCTTGATTCCTTTTACGGGGTCGGTGATATAAAGACCCTGACTGACGGCACTCCATATTCCTCCAAAGAACTCTTCCCCAACCATCTCCAGCCCTTGGCCAACGATGCCAAGTTTTTCGTCAAAGGTCTTTTCAGGCTCAACCGACTTGGCCTTGCGGTACCGTTCAAACTCCTCGTAGTTTAACTGTCGGGTTTGGTCGCCTTCGACTGACTGCACCAGTTCCAACCCCGTGAAAGGGATGATGCCACCTGCGGCAATTGCTCCACCTTCGGGTGTCGCAGTAGCCGCATAAGGACCTAACCCAAACTCCCTGAGTTCCTCGTCTGAATACGGGACCAGTTCTTGCGAAGCCATAACCTTAATCTATTGTTCCCGATGTTGCCCCAGAACTAGGGATTGTATATACCCTATAACTTAAAGCACCATCTTCCCTGACATAAACCTTGGTACCAGCGGGGTACCCAGCCTTTAATGCGTCCTGCACGTTGGTAAACTTCAGGGTCGGTGGAAGGTCTGCGCTGCCCATTCCTTCACCGGATTTTACCTTTTTTTCGTAATTCACTTGGTCCTCTGCGGTGAAGGACAACTTGTCTGAAGCTAACTTCTCACCTTCACGAAGTTTGTGGTCATAATCCCAAAGGCCAAGGTGTTCACCACGAACCTTTACGCCTTGAGCCATAATCCGCTGAAGCTCTTTCAGTCTGGCTCGACTGTTTGTGTCGAACTGGAAGAACTTGGTCGGATCACCTATCACCTCAAGCAGTATTTTCTGCTCGTATTCCGACACGGCACCGGGACCGATAACCGCAAGCCTCAACTTGCCTCGCAACAAGTTTAACTTGGTTTTTATCTCGGCCCGTATCTTGTTCCCTCCTTCAAATGTAACGGCTGCCCTTCTTGTTAAGGCATTCAGTTTTTCATCCTGATCGAGTGCCTCTTGTATCATCTGTATGCCGAGTTGAGCATCAGAAGACAACGTCCTGAAGTCTTTTGCATCTTGCTCAGACGGTGCCAAGCCTGCCGAATCTTTATTAAACGTCAGGTCGGAATGCTCCTTCGCAAACTTCTCAGCTTCGGGAACTGATCTTGGGTCCTGCCCAACACCGTAGTTTAGTGTTGTTTTAACCTGACCTGTTTCAGGGTCTATGGTTTGGGTGGTTCCTTTTAAGAACATCCCTTGCTTCGGACCAGAAATTCCCATTGCGGACTGAAGTCTTTCGGTTAGGACCTGACCTCCTGCCACATACTTGCCGGTGTCTTCCCCGTCCAACTGAATCCTTGCCCCCGGCACAGCCCTTGGGTGCCTGCTCTGCACATGTGCCTGCGCCTTGGCATATCCTTCTGGACCAAGTTCACTAGCACTCCGTGACAGGTAATCCTGCGCTGCCGCAGCCTGCTCTGAGGTGGTTGGGTCACGCATGATGTCACGACTCCTTTTGGTTTGCTGAAAGAACGGATGCTGACTCTTCCAATCAGGCACATAACCCATGTTGGGGTCCTCTTGCAGACCGAATGCGTTCCTGTTTGAAATGTCATCATACGGGTTGGGAGCTTGCGAACTTAAATACGGATTGATCTCTCCCTCTTGTAAGTTCTGCCCCATCAACTCCCTGCCTCTTGGTGAGTCTTTAGGAATCTTGAAGCCTGAACCGGGATCAACAATCTCGTCGCCCATAACATCGGCACCCGTCATGTCCCGTTCATCGCTGAACTGTTTGTGATAAAACTCCGGTGTGGATGTGTCCTCCCAGTAAGACTCCTTGTCGGCTACCTGCTGCCCTGTCTCGCCTGCGTAACCAGAAATAAACTCTCCCAGATTTTTTCGCTCACGGGTTTTTCGTTCATACTCTTTGTTGGTGTTAAGCGCATTATCCAGATCAGCTTGCTTTTGTGACGCAATTATCGGGTTGGTTTCCTCGGCTAATTCGATTTGCAGTTCCGCAGCACGATTTTGCAATCGCTTGCTCCTCCGCACCTCACCTTTATCATATTCGAGAATGATCCCCTCGATCTTCTTGGTGGACTCGTCTGATAACTCGTCGCCACGCTTGGACCACTTCTCGTACTCGGTCTGTGCCGCCTTTACTACATTCTCACCGGACCCCTTGCTCATCAGGGACTGATACTCAGCGTATAGGTCCTCCTCGATAACCTCATGCTGACCTATCAGCTTTTGCCGCTCATCCTGACGTTCCTTGCGGGTGACCAAGCCTTGACCAATCGCCCCCAATCCCTCGCTAATTCCTTGTCCAATATCGTATGCCATAATTAATTAGCCCTTCCCACCACCACCAAATAAACCGCCCCAACCACCGGCACCGATGGCACCACCTGCCAACTTGCCGACACCACCAATCAATCCTCCAATCATCGCAGACTTGGCTTGCGCCCGTGCCTGACTAGCTTGGAATGCCTGCGCCGAGTTCTGCCCGTGCATCTGCCCAGCATATTGACTCTCTGGGTTGAACACGTTGCCGGGACCCATGCCTTGGGCTTGGGCACCCATCGCCATCGGGTTGAATGCCCGTGACTGCCTCCCCAAGATTGCCATTGCTGGATCAGCACCGAGTGCGGCACTCATCCCCATCTGACCTTGGGCAAATTGTTGCCGTGAACTCCTGCGCTGTTCCATCAAGTCCAACTCGGCCAAGCTGGACATCGCCTGATCACTCACGCCCCGTCCGAAGCCTCTCTGGGACTGCCCCTGAGCCACAGATTGCCGCAGGTTGCGTTTCTGCGCTGCGGTGAGGTTCCCACCTAACTCAAGCTCAGAAAGTGCCTGAGAGTTCAATTCTCGGCGCAAGGCTGCGGTCTGTGGGTCTGCCGACTCAATTGCTGCCGTGGCACGGGCACCGTACTTCTCCAATGCCTCCACATCGGCTAGTCGCTTGGACCGTGTTGCCTCCAAATCCATCCTGCTCAAAGCAGGGTTGATTTGGTTCTCGTACAACTCCATGAGCCTCGGTGCATACTCCTCCATTATGCCTGCCTGAATGCCTGCATACTTGGGTTGGTACTCTGCCTCACTCTCATACACTTGGTCAGCGTACTTCAGTTGTGTCTCAAGGTTCGTTTTATACTCTTTTGCGTAATCTCTCGGATGAGAATTAATCTTCGTGCTGCCCATTTTTGTTTATCTCCATGTTAAGTGCCTTTTTGTAAAATTCCCCCCAAGGCCAAATCTTGGGTTTGGGATTATCCCCCCTGTGCCACGACACATACGGCAGGGGGAGGGGTGCTATGTTAAAAAACCTTGTGACCGCATCACCGCAACCCAAGTAAACAAACCAAGTGTCCCATGTCTCTGGCTTGAACATAAACTTGTAGTCCAAAGCAAAGCCAATGTCCCTTGAGGACACAGGGCGAGCCATGACAAACATATCATCACCCGAATAGACATAACCGTGCCGAAGGTAGAACGAGAAATCCTCCTCGAAAGATCGAGGAGATTGCTCGTCATAACAATCCTCACGGGCAATGTCTATCGGTCGCTTATTCACCCTCTCCAGATTCCTCCTCTGCCGCTGCCTCTTCGGCTGGTGCTTCCTCTTCCTCGGCTGGTGCTTCCTCTTCAGCCTCGGCTTCCTCGCTCGGCAAATCCTGATAACCATCACCGATAGTCATGCTGCCAAAGTCAGGCCGCTCATGTGCCGGTGCTTCCACGGGTGAAGTCATCTGACTTGCAATGCGTGTCTGCAAATCCAGATACCAACCGCCCGTGCCGATAGTGTTCTCTATGAACTGCTCTGCCCCTTCCGTGAACTGATCCAATGGCATACAAGGGTGAACCGTTATCGACTCATCTTTGTAGCTACTGAAGCCGCTCACGCTGTCAGTTGCCGTTATTCCCAAGATCACTTTGCAGACATGGCCGCTGTCATCTCGTCCCTCTGGGTGTACGGATACATCCCACCTCGTTACCTCGTAGCTTATGTTAGCCATAATATTATTATTTGTTTCGATCCATCAGCATCGGATATGGATGACTGATGAAATTGGTTCGCACTATGTTCGTATAAATTGTGATTGGCTTTGGCTCATACCACTCAACGTCGATTCCTCCAAAGCCCACATCAATCGTTCTTACGTTTTGACACCCGCCGCACATCTGCCCGATCACTAATGATAAACAGGTCATGGTAATTGCGGTGCTGCTCACGCAGTTCTGCAAGTTCAATTTTAAGTTGGCACAACTCTCCTCGTACATCATTCAGCCCGTCGATCAAGCGGATGGTGATCTCTTTGTGTTCTGTCAGCGAATCCGTCAGACTCGTAAACAGAAAATTCGTCAGGCGCACCACATAGTAACTGACACCTAAAAGTGCCACCACCGAGATTCCCTGCTCTAAAAGTTTCTCTATTTCCATCCATACTTATACGTTTACTCACCCTATTATCGTCACTCCAAATTGCTTATTATCTGCTGGCTCCGAGTAGAACCGTAGCTTGATGATCTGGGTGCTATGCACCTTGACCACGCAAGCGTTGGTGTAGTTGATGTCAATTTGTTCGTTGTCGTTCTCCGTGACCGCACTATTCAAATCCCTCACGCTCACGATAACGTCATAGGTTCCCAACGAGTGAGTGATCGTTACAACCTCCGCATCATCTCCCGAAACCCAACTCACCCCCGCACTAGAATACCCAGCATTGCCCCAAACGATGTCGTAGGACTTCTTCGTCAGACCACTAGCCCATTGCAGCAACCCGTTGGAGGCAGTCTTGAGATAATGGTTGTTACCAGCGGTGCCTCCAATGTTGATGGTAGCTGCGCCTTGGAACTGAATCGTGGCGTGTTGCTTTTTGATTGCCATTAGCCTGTTACACAATAATCAAAGTTGGTCAGGTCGCCTTGGTGCGACGAGAAAACTACAGTCACATAATTAGTAAGGGTGCTGCTCTGAAGCGTTGTAAGTGCCGCAGGGTTAGCCGAATTAGTCCAATCACCAATCCTGACTTCAGTTTCAACCATGCCTCGGTTGCCAGAAGTTTCCCACACCTGAACAATAGGCTTTGCCGTTCCCAAGTTGTGAGTAATCCGAAACGCTATACTTGCAGTTGTATCATCAAAGGTAAGGGTTCCCGGCACTACCCTAGCAACTTGAATGAGGTTGGTTGATGATCCAGAGGTTGCCTTGACTGATCCATCACCCGTTAACTCAAGCACGGGCAAACGTGTGCCATCAGTTTTCATCCCGAAGGATGTTTTGGCGGAACTGTTGTTGTACGCATTGTCTATGTTCAGCGTAGTGCTTCCAGATGCGTCAAAATCAATGCGTCCATTGTGGGGCAGCTTGCCCAGCATTAGCACACCGCTATCGTCTAGGTTTCGGCTTCCGATCTCACTCCGACCCTTAACCGTCAGTATGCCACGGTAATCATTGTCACCAACCGAAGTCGCCCCTGTGATCGTCCCGTGGTTGGCGTTGCTGGTTGTATCGTACCACTTGTCGTTGATCGACCTCGGCGTGTAGGCGGCTACTTCTCCTACTTGATGCACACTTACAGAATCAATCCAGCCGTAGTGGTTGCTAGTTTCTGTGCGAAGTTGAAGGCCGATACTGAAAAGAGCGGTTGTGGCTGTTACATCTGATGTTACGGTCTGCCAGCTCGTCGATGAGTTGTCTGCTACACCATAATCGGAGCCGATTGCAGTAGAACCAAGGAATACACGGATACCTTGAGT